GTTCACCGTAAGCGGGGTGGCCCTTTTGGACGTGGTGGCCGAGGTGTGGGAGTCCTTGACCAAGGCGCTTGAGGACGGCACTCCCTACCGCGAGTGGGCCGATGGCATCCGCAACCGGCTGGAGGCGGCCTGGGGGAGGAGAAACGGCCAGCGGGTGGAGACCATTTTCCGCACCAATGTCCAGATGGCGTACCAGGCGGGGCGCTGGGCCCAGATCCAAGACCCCGAGGTGCAGAAAACCCACCCCTACCTCATGTATGACGCCGTGCTGGACAGCCGCACCACGGAGATATGTCGGGCGCGGAACGGCACTGTTCTGCGCGCCAATGACCCATGGTGGGCCAGCAACTGGCCCCCCCTGCACTTCAACTGCCGCAGTGGGGTGAGGCCCCTCACCGAGGCCGAGGCCAGCCGACGTGTAATAGGCAAGCCCACCTCCATTCCGCCCCAGGATGGTTTCGGCTTGGCCTCCGAATCCTGGGAGTGGAGCCCCGAGCCTGAGGACTACCCCCTAGAACTCCTCGCCGCCTTCAAGGGCCGCCCCTACGGGGACCCGGAGCGGGTTAGGAGGAGCTACCTAGCCCTAGTGGAAAAGGCGCAGAAGGAGGTAGAGGGACTTGAGAAGGAGTATGAAGAGCTGAACCGGCTGATTGAGGCGGGAAAGATACCCATCCAGGAGGCTGCTACGCAAAAATTGGCACTCTTGGAGCGCATGGATCAATGGAAGCAGGCCGAAGTCTGGGGGCGCAGGCTTTTTTACCGGCGAGATGCCATCACTGGACCCGGCATTGAGGTGGATTTGTCGCCTGCCCTGAAGCCTTATCGGGAGATAATAACGTCCACGCTGCGGGAATTTTATATGGTGACCGGGCAAACGGGAAAAGTGCGGATTACAGTGAATAAAAAAGACGCGCGCAGCTACTATAGTTTAGGGACTGTGTACCTGTCATCGCAGGTTTTAAAAAACCCTTCCAATCTTGTTCGCACCCTTTTTCACGAGATGGGGCACTGGTTGGAGGGCAGAGACGACTTCATAGAGCGCAGCAGGGCCTACCTGCTTCGCCGCAGTGAGGGGCGATCTGCGGTAGATTTAGGGAACGTAATGGGGCGGGCGTATCGTGGAGAAATAGCGTACCTGGGGGTGCCGCCCTTCGTCACGCCTTACGCCGGAAAGTTTTACACGTTGAGGCCGAATAACACTATCATTGCTACAGAGCTAGTATCTGTAGGGATGGAGTACCTGCTCGCAGACACCCTCAGCATTGCTAAAAGCGATCCGGATCATTTCCGCCAGTTGTTAGAATGGACTGGGGGTCGGCCATGACGTACGAGCCCGGATACGCCTACGTGGACTACCACGGCGTGGTCTTCCGCGTGGGCTACTCTGATGGGAAGGTAGAGGTTTTGGCCCTTCCACCGGAGGAAAAGGGGGATGAGGAGTGGTGGAGGGCCCATCTGGAAAAGGCGCTTGACCTCGTTTGCAGGCTCGGTTGTGACGTTCACTCTTGGTATGGGGCCAACCTTGCCAGAGGCTTTGTCAAATGGTTTGGCGGCAAGCTACTCTACTCCAGCCCCACTCCCGAGCAGGAAGAGTGGGCCCGGAAGATGACCGAAAGGGGGGCGGTCTTCTAGGATTTGCGTTAGGCCCCGCCCCGAGGCCCGGTGGCCCTGGTCATAGCTCCAAGCGAAATAGCTGGGGATGATTTAGGTCCCGAAGCCGAACCCTGGATCGTGGTAGTCTACGATCTGACACATGGTACACTGGTAACCGGATATCTCGCTTCGTCTTTGGAGACGATCACGCTATGGCCCAACCACACCTGGCTCAAAACCCTACCCCAGTCCGACCTTTAGAACGGGCGGAAAACCGGTGGGCCGTCATTCGCGACGCGCTGTATAACCCGGACGGCTGGGACGACCAGGATTGGCTGAGCGAGGTATCGGAACTGACCAGAGTTTATGATCTGTTGAAAGCTGCCCAACCTAACACTCCCGAGGAGCGAGCCCGCCTCAACCGCCTTTTGCAAGAGATCCGCCGAGCGGCTAAGGAGTTCGGTTTTACTGCACCCCCGCCCATCTGAGCTTGCCCCCTTGGAATCTATTCCGCTTTTTGCTAAGCTAACACTAGAGTAGGAAAACTCTACCCAAGGAGCCCCAGGCGCAAGCCTGGGGATAATCTATGCAACGACACAAACTGACTCTCGAACTTCCCCAGGGTGCCCCCCCTGGGGAGTTTCGTATTTTCCCCTTCGGCCAGATAGAGACCACCAAGGGCGTGTTCCTGTTCGATTCGGTGGCCGCGGCGAGCGTACTCGAGCGCTGGCGGGAATACGGCAACCGGCTCTCAATCGACTATGAGCACCAGGCGCTCGAGCCGGTGACCAACGGCCCGGTTCCGGCGGCGGGCTGGTTCGACCTCGAGCTGCGGGAGGATGGCCTATGGGCGACCAACGTGGAGTGGACTGAGCGGGCTCAGGCGTTGCTCGCGGGGCGCGAGTATCGCTACTTCAGCCCGGCGTTTTACACCGACAAAGAAGGCCGGATTGTGGAACTGATCAATCTGGCGCTCACCAACATACCAGCCACCAAACGGATGCAACCGCTGGTAGCTAGGAGGAACAACATGCAGGAAATCGTACGGATGTTAGGACTCAGAGAGGACGCCACCGAGGCCGAGGCCGGGGCCATGATTACCCGGCTCGCTGGCCTCGAGCGTCAGTTGACCGCGCTCACCGGTCGCACCTCGAGCGACGAGGCGCTGGCCGTGGTGCAGGCGTGGCGCTCTGCCGCCGAGGAGCTGCCCCGCGTGCAAGAGCGCTTGGCCGCCCTGGAAGCCGAGCGGGTGAACGAGCGTAAGGGCTTTCTGCTCGAGCAGGGCAAACGGGAGGGCAAGCTCACCCCGGCGATGCTGTCCTGGGCCGAGCAGCAGAGCGTTGAAGCGCTCGAAGCGTTTTTGCAAGTGGCTCCTCGGATACTCCCCGAGCCTGCCCAGGAGCCGGTGGAGAAACCCCTGTCCTGGAATACGCTATCGGCCCGCGAAAAACAGGAGCTGTACCAGCAAAACGTAGAGCTGTACCGTCGCCTGCGCAAAGAGGCGCTGGGCTATTAGGAGGTCATAGATGCCTGTAACTACTCGTTCCAACTTGGTAATTCCGGAAATCCTGGCCGACGCGGTGGCAGGTGCCTGGCCGGATCGCATCGCTCTCTTCGGCACCGGTGCGGCGGTTGAGTCGTCCACGCTGCCGGAGCCTGCTCGGGGTGGCGATACGGTGAAGGTGCCGTTCTTCGGCTCCATTGGGGAGTTTGAAGACGTGGCTGAAGGAGCCGCGCTGACCCCGGCCACGCTGACCATGACCAGCGAGACCAGCACCGTCCAGCGGGCGGGAAAGGCAGTCGAGTTAACGACCTGGTCGCAGATGGCCGCCATGTACGCTGACCCCTACGCCGAGGCCAGCCGCCAGATCATCGAGGGCGCTCGGCGCAAGTTTGATAGCGCCCTGATCAGCAAAGCGGGGGCCACCGGCGCGGGAGCTATTGATCATGACGCTTCCACCGCTACCATCAGTTACGACGCCATTGTGGACGCGCTGCAACAGTGGGGCGATCAGGGCCAGGACGTAGCTGCGTTCGTGGTGCACTCCAAAGTCGCCGGAGATTTGCGCAAGATCAAAGATTCCAACGGGCTGCCGCTGTTTACCGACGCTCGGGAGGGGGGTTTGCCCAGCGTGCTGGGGCTGCCTCTCATCATCTCTGATCGCGCGCCCGTTATCACCGGTACCCCCGTCAAATACGTCTCGCTGCTCATCAAGCCCGGCGCGTTAGCCCTGTGGTACAACCGCATTCCCACCATTGAGACCGACCGCGATATCCTTGCCGACGCTACCATTCTGGCCACAAACGTCTACTACGTGGCTCACCGTTACAGCCGTTTGCCCAACAGCACCAAAGCTGGCGTGGTGCGGTTGATTACCCAGTAGGAGGGATGATGGGCCTTACCGCACTACGGCGTCATTGGCGCGAACGTCAAGGGCTGGCGGATCAAGCCCCCCTTCCGGAGGACTCCTCAAAGGCGACCGAAACCCATCTGCCGGAGGACTTCCCCGCCCGCGCCAAACTCGAGGCCGCCGGGATCACGACCCTCGAGGCAGTGCGGGCCAACCTCGGCAATCTGCGCAAGTTGGGCTTGACCAAACGCGAAGCAGAGCAGGTTGGGGCGGCCATCTAGTTCTACGCGTTGCACTCGGGTAAAAGCTTGAGTGAGGATTGAAACAGTGAGTATTGAAACAGGATTGAAGCATGACCTACGCCACTCCCTCTGACCTCTACCGGCTGGCCCTGCGCGCGCCTGCGCTGAACGGCATATCCAGCGCCGATCAGAACCAGGCCCTCGAGGCCGCTAGCCGCGTGGCGGATAGCTACCTCCAGGCGCGCTACCAACTGCCGCTCGCGGCGTGGGATTACGACCTGCGCCGGGCGGTGGCCATCATCGCCGCTTATGACCTGTTATCGGGGCGCGGCTTCGCTCCTGAGGGCAGTGACGAGCACGTGCGATTGCGCTACGAGGATGCCATCCGGTGGCTGCGGGACGTGTCGCTAGGGGTGGTGACTCCGGTGGGCATCGTGGATGCCAGCTCCGCCACACCCGACGAAGGTATCCACGCCGTGACCAACCCCCGGAGATGGTGATGGGCATTCGTGGCGACTTTACCCGGCTCAATCGGCTCATCCTGACGGTAGAGCGGATGAGCCGCCCGGAGTGGCGGGTGGGGCTGGCCCGCAATGTGGCCGAAGCCGCGCTCGAGCAAATCGCCACCTCGTTCGAGCAGGAGCGCGACCCCTACGATAAGCCCTGGGAGAAATCTCTACGCGCCAGCCTCGAGGGCGGACAGACCCTCTCCGACACTGGCCGGCTGCGCCGGAGCTTCACCTACCAGGCCAACAGCCGAGGCTTCGTTGTGGGCACCAACGTGCGCTACGCCGCCATCCACCAGTACGGCGGAACGATCCGCCCCAAGCGGGCCAAGTACCTTCGCTTCCGGCTGGCCGGAGGCTCCAGTAAGCGTAAGGGCGGGCGTGGTGGGTGGGTGCAGACCAAACAGGTCAGTCTCCCCCCACGCCCGTTTGTCCCCGAGCCGGAGCTATCCCCCCGCTGGGAGCGCGCATTCAGCGAGGCCATAGAGCGCTATCTATCCCTGTAAACCACCCCACGGCTAAAGCCGGGGTTTCCGCGCCACGAGACTTTGATGATCACCGAGCTTTACAACGATCTGGTGTCGCGGCTCCCCCCGAGCACCCCGCTGTACCTGGGGCGGCAATTTCTAGGCCAGCACGACAGCCCCCCGCGCATCGTGCTTTACCCGCTGAGCGAGCGCTTTACCTCTCCAGATCGCCCTCAACCGCAACCGGGGCGGGTGCTGGCGCTGCGCGAGGTCACCTTCGAGATGCAGATTTGGGGGGATAGCTACGCCCAGGTGGAGACGGTACTGGCCGAGGTCATCACCGCCGTCTCGGCCAGTCTCGGGACATCGGTGCAGCTGCAAACGCTGACCTGGGAGCCCGAGGGCTGGGAACAGTTGGGAGTGGCCGTAGCATTTTCCTTTACCGTGACCACCCCGGTGATCCGCACCGAGCAGTTCGCCGTTCTCGAGCAGATCGCCCAGGAGTGTGGCGGCTTGATCAGCTGACAGGAGGTACCTGATGGCAAAAGAAGATAAAGCTAAAGACGAGACTCCCGTGGTGCGTCCCGTTGAGGAGTGGCAGGAGTTATTCGCTACCCCCGATTGGCTCTTCGCAGCGGCGAGGGCCAAATACGCCTGGCCTCGAGGCCAGGAGGTTACCGAGAGCGGTTATAAGGCTGCAATCAAGGCCGCTGAAAACGAGGTGATTCGCTAATGCCCCAACCCTTGCTCCCTGATGTGTGGTTCTCCATTCAGGATGGTGCGCTGGGCATTCTGCCCCCGCCCACCGATGGGGTATCGGCCAAAATCGGCGTGGCTACCGCCGGGCCGGTGAACCAGATTGTAGCTGTGACCAATCTCAAACAGGTGCAGGATGTGTTCCAGGGGGGGCCGCTGGCCGAGGCCCTGGCCACGCACCTGGCCTTATCGGGTGCACCAGTCTACGCCGTGCGCACCAACGCCTCCGTTGCCGGAACCGCGGGCACCGTGACCAAAACCGGCAGCGGCACCGGAACCATGACGGTAGCTGGAGCCCCGCTGGACGCTTACAGCGTGCAGATCAAGATCACCCGCGACGGGACTAACCTGGCTGCGGGTACGGCGGCATTTCAGTACACCCTGGACGGGGGGGATAACTGGAGCCCCGAGATCGCCTTGCCCGTATCCGGCACCTACACCCTGCCGGGCACCGGGCTCAGCCTGACTTTCGCCAACGGCGCATCCGGCACCAGTTTTGTCAAAGGCGATCTGTACTCGTTCACCTGCGCCGCTCCGGCCTATACCCTGAGCGACCTCAACACCTCCCTGGACGTGCTGCTGGGCGACCCCCGCGAGTGGGGCTGGGTGCACGTGGTCGGGGCGGCCACCCCGACCGTTGCCGCAGGGGTAGCCACCAAGATGCAAGCAGCCGAGACCACCTACCGCTTCGCCTTCGCTCTGCTTGAGGCTGATGACGACACCGACGCCAACCTGCTCTCGACCTGGGCCTCCTTCGCTGATAAGCGGGTGGCGGTCGCGGGTGGATACGCCGAACTCGCCAGCCCCCTCACCGGGCAGGTGCAGAAGCGCTCGGTGGCCTGGCCCGCGTCGGGTCGCCTAGCGGCCATCCCGGTGCACGAGCACCTGGGGCGGGCGCTCACCGGCCCGGTGCAGGGCGTGGTTAGCCTATACCGCGACGAGTTCAAGACTCCCGGTTTGGACGAGCAGTTTTTTACCACCATGCGCACCATCATCGGGCGTAACGGCTTCTACTTCACCCGAGGGCGCATCAAGGCCCCAGCCGGAAGCGATTTTCAGTACATCGAGAACCGCCGGGTGATGGATCGGGCCTGCCGCATCGCCCGCAACGCGGCGCTGCGCTACCTGAACGACTCTGTGCGGGTGGACGGCGCGGGCAATATCTACGAACCCGACGCGCGGGCCATCGAGGCTTTCGTCGAAGGGCAGCTTTTAGCCGGGCTGGTATCTCCTGGCCACGCCTCAGAGGTGCAGGTGAGCCTCAAGCGCGACTCCAACGTGCTTTCGACCCGTAGCACCACGCTCACCGTGCGGGTGCGCCCGCTGGGGTATTTGGAGTACCTCGAGGTAAATATCGGCTTCAGCAACCCCGCCCTCGAGGTAGCTACGGCTTAGGAGGAGACATATGGATTATCCGCTGATCAACGGCCACCGCTACAGCTACGCCTCGATTGAGGCTGACGTGAACGGGAAGAAATTCTACGGGCACAAGGAGATTTCCTACAGCCAGGACCTTGAGCCGGGCGAGGTGCGCGGGGCGCACAGCCAGCTGCTTGGACGAACCAAGGGCGACCTCAAAGCGGAAGGAAGCCTGACCACCTACCTCGAGGAGTGGAAGGAACTATTGGACTCGCTTGGGGACGGCTACATGGAAAAGTCCTTTGACATCACGGTGAGTTACGCCGAGGATGGGCGACCCACTGTAACGGACAAGCTGCGGGGCTGCCGCATCAAAAAAGTGGAGGAATCCCACAGCCAGGGAACCGACGGGCTTACCATGAAAATCGACCTGCACATCCTCTGGATCGAGTACGGCGGCAAGAAACCGCTGAAGAAAATGCTGAGCTAATATGGCACTCGACGCGAAGACCATCGAACGGATCAAAGCCGAGCACGGCGAGGTGTACGTGCTCGAGGCCGCCGGGGCCAGCGTGGTGGTACGCCCGCCCTCCCGCGCGGCCATGAAGCGTTTTTTCAACCTCTCCAGCCGGGAGGATCGGCGCTATGAGGCCCTCGAAGCGCTGCTGCAGGACTCGGCAGTCTACCCCGAGCCCGCCGAGCTAGCCCGGCTGCTGGAGAAAAAACCCGGCCTGGTGGCCCCTTTTGGCGAGAAGCTGGTAGCCCTCGCCGGGGCCACCGAGGAGGCCGATTTTCGCCCGCTCTAGAGCGCTCTACGAGCGGGCCATCCACTCTCGAGACCTAGCCACGGCGGCCCGCTGTCTGCTGGCCTATCAGCGCGGCGAAGACGGCCCTGAAGCGCTCGCCGGGGCGCTGCTCCTCTCAGCCGACCTGATCGCCCGACTCAACCCCCCAAAATGAACCGCCTGCAATGGACATTTGATCTGCTCGACCGGGTGACCGCACCCGCTCGACGCATGGGCCAGGCCCTCAAGGCCACTGATGCCGCGCTGAAAAAAGTTGCGGGCGGCAGCGAAGCGGCCCAGAAAGCGTTGCAGCGTTCGTTTGGGCTTTCCGAGCGGGCGGCGGTTCGGCTCACCGCGGCCATCGCCACAGTCGGGCAGGTGCAAGGGGCCATCGGCGGGCTGCAATCGCGCGTGGGAAATCTACAGCAGGCGTTTCGCGGGGTGGCCGATTCGGTGTTCAACTTGCGGAACGCGCTGTTGGCTGGAACCATCGGTTTCGCGGCCAAGTCGGTGATCGACCAGGTGGGTTTCGTCGAGCAGCAGCGCATCGCCCTGGGAACTATCCTGGGCTCGCCCATCCGGGCCAAAGCCGCACTGAGCTGGGCCATCCAGTTTGCTGATCAAACCCCCTTCGAAACCCCACAGGTGCTCGAGGCCATGCGCTCGGCGCTGGCGATGGGGTTCAACACCAAGCAGATTCAACCCCTGCTGACCACGCTGGGCGATACGGCATCAGCCCTGTCGTTAGGGCCCAGTGGGTTGAACGATCTCATTGGCGTATTCGGGCAAATCCGCTCGGCGGGTAAGCTGATGACACAAGACGTTTACCAGCTCACCAATCGAGGGATTCCGGCGTTCGAGATTTTGGCAAAAGCATTCAACACCGACATCCCGACTGTGCGCCAGATGATCGAGAAAGGGCAGATCGCGTCTGAAGCTGCGCTGGGAGCTATTTATAGTGGATTGAAAACTCGCTTCGGCGGCGGCATGGCCGCGCAGTCTCGCTCCATATTTGGCCTCATCAGTACATTGCGCTCGAGGTCGCAGACCATCGCCTTCCGCCTCGAGGAGCGAGGGGCTCTTGAACCGTTCCGCCGGGTGCTCAGCAACTTAGCCGACCTGACCGACTTCAATAAGCCGCCGGGTTCCACCATTGGCGAGCGGCTCACGGCAGGCATCGGGGGCTTGTTCAAGGCCGCCTTCGGGCCGCTCGCGACGGCCACCGAACCCAAACGAGCGGGCGATGCAATTTTGGCGTTTATAAACCGCGCCACCGCCACGGTCAACCGCGCTCGGGACGCCTGGCCTACGATAAAAGAGGCCGCTTTGAATTTCATCTCCGGCGTGCGCTCCGGGTTCGACCTGCTCGCGGGCATCTGGCGCACGGTTGAGCCGCTTATCTCCGGCCTGAGCCGCCTCGCGGATTCGTTCACCGGTGCGCAGGACGGTATGGGCGGAGCTAACGTCAACGCCGTAAAAATCATCGGCACAATAGCAGCCCTGACGGCAGCCTGGCGGGTGCTGAACCTGGTCACCCTGGGCGGTGCCGGGGCGATAGCTCGCTGGGGTGCAGTTGCAGTGGTGAGCCTGTTGCGCGCCGCTGCCGTGGGGCTACCGTCGCTATGGGCTCAGGTCGGCGCACTGACCACACTGAGGGTCACCGCTCTGCGGGCTTCTGTGCAGGCTCTGCTTGCCGGGACGCGCATGGCTGCGGCCTGGCTACTCGGGCTGGGCCCCATCGGCTGGCTCATCGGTGGTATAGCGGCAATCAGCACCGCGCTGGTGCTGGCCTACAACAAGGTAGGCTGGTTTCGCAACCTGGTGAACCGAGCCTGGGAAGGAATCAAGCAAACCGGCAAGGGGCTCCTCGACTGGTTTACCAGCTTGCCGGAGCGTATTGGACAGGCGTTTGGGCAACTCCCCAACCTGCTGCGCGGGCTGCTGCGACGGGCCATCGACCTGCTCCCTCCGGGGGTGCGGGACGTGGTGCGGGGGCTGGTTGGGGGGCTGCTGGATGGCTCCGAACCGGTGGAGAACGCTGCGATTCAGTTGGCAGATAAAACCCAGCAGGGGTTTTCCCGTCCCCTGGAAATCCGTTCTCCCAGCCGCCGCTTTGCCTATTTCGGGCAGATGATGGGGGCGGGCCTCGAGGTGGGGATGCGCGGCTCCCTGGGGCGGGTGCAACGTGCGGCGGCGGGGATGACCATTGCAGCGACCCTCGCTCTGGGCGGTAACCCCGCTGTTTCGGTCGCGCAGCCTCTACCTACTCCGGGTTTGCCACCTCTGATTGCCCCTGCGCCCAGAGCCAGCGGGAAAACCATCAACATCACGGTAGGCCCCATTGCCATCAATGGTGGCAGCGACACTAAACAAATAGCCGAGGAGCTTCGCACTGTGGCTGTAGAGGCTGTTTTGGAAGCCCTCGAGCGGGCGGCTAGCGAGGAGGGGGCATGATCGAACTCGAGCATCGCCTGGCCCTGATCGGAAGCCAGCGCTTCGTGGTCGCCCCCAATGGCAAAGCCGACCTCAAGGGGGCGGTGAGACTCCGGGTCAAACCCGGCGGCCTGCGCGAGGACACCCAGGAGATCAGCGGGGCTGATGGAGCCGTGCGTACTGTGCTGGGGTACGCCGACGCCGAATTGACGGCAGAGATTCAAATTTGGGACGAGGAGGAACTGCCAAAGCTCAAGCAGCTCAATGAATTATTCCGTCCCCGGCGCGAACAAAAATCCTATCAACCGGTGGGCATTGTGCACCCCGCCGCGGTGCGCTGGAACATCAAGCAGGTGTATATTTTCGCCCTCGAGCAAACCCCCTGGACGGCTAAAGATGGCACCACCGTGACCCTCTCTATGCGCGAGTGGCAGCCGAAGGAGAAGAAGAAAACCACAAAGACAAAGAAAGTGGATAAATCGGCCCCTGCGATTTCCGGCTTGGGAATTCCCGAGGGGATTGACATTACGGCTCCGTCCAAGCAGGGGGTGCGACCGTGAGCTTGCTAACCGCTAACAGCATCCCCGTGGCCGACGCCTACATCAGCATCCCTCGAGTGGGGCGCGGGGTAGCCGATCTGCTGCTGGGGCGGGATACCGGGCCATCTGCGGGGGAATCAGTCACCCTCGAGTGGCAGGACGGCGAGCGGCTAACAATGACCTGTGTGTTCGGCCAACGCGCGCGAGGTTGGTGGCGCATGCGCTGCGAGATGGGCGCGGGCCGGATGGCTAAAAATCTGCCCAGCCGCTACTACGAGGGCATCCCAGCGGCTACCGTAGCCCGCGACCTGCTGACTGAGGCGGGCGAAGCCATTGAAAGCATTGATTTGCCCGGCACCCTACCCCGCTACGTGCGTCGGGCCGCGCCCGCCCACGAACAACTGGCAGCATTGCTGGCGGGGACGGGGCGAATCTGGCGGGTTATGCCGAATGGCAAGATTTGGATTGGAGTAGATAGCTTCCCCTCGAAGGGGCCGCTCGAGGTCGTCCGCGCCTATCCCGAGGCCCAGCGGTACACACTGAACCTCACCCCCGAGCTGCTGCCGGGGGTGAGACTTACAGGCTACATCGATGGTGTGGAGCAACCCTTGGGCAGGGTCGAGCGGGTAGTGCACCGGGTGGCCAGACAGCTCCACACGGAGGTGTGGTGTGCAAACTGAACGCCTCAAGCGCTCGTTACGGGTGTTGACTCGCGAGTCCCGCATTGACTACCTAGCGCTCTATCCGGCTAGGGTGCTGCTCGACCACGGGGACATGCGGCTCGACCTCGAGCCGGACGATAACCGGCTGCCACTGATGGTACGAGTGCCGCTCCGAGTATTTTTACCCGGAGCCTACGTGAAGGTGCAGGTGGGCAGCCGCGTGCTGCTGGGATTTGAGGGAAGCGACCCGGCCAAACCTGTTGCTTATCTCTGGGAAGCGGGCGGCACGGTCATTGTGGAAATCACGACAGTCGCGGGCCGCAAGGTGCGCCTAGACGATGAGGCGGGCAAGACGCGGGTCTATGACCCCGCCCGGATCGAGGTAGACGCCCCGGTGGTGGCGTTGGCGGGTGGTGGCCCGGCGGTGGCTCGGGTGGGCGATCAGATTGAGGTGAGCGGGGTGCAACCCGGCAACGCTACCGTGACAGGCACGATCAAGAGCGGCTCTTCCAAAACCAACTCAGGGTAACTATGGCCGATTTTGGAACCGATCTATCTGCGCTGCCTGACCTATCCTGGACGCTTAAAAGCGGACAGGTCAATCTGGCCGAGGCCATCGCTCGGCGGCTCATCACGCCGCCGGGTGGCCTGTTCTATGACCCTACCTACGGGTTGGATTTACGCCAGTATATCGGTGAAACGCTGACGGATGAGGTGCGTTATGAAATTGAAACCTTAGTGGCCGCTGAGTGCGAAAAGGACGAGCGCATTTTATCGGCTGTTGCAACCATCATCGAGGCCCCTCCGCAGCTGCGGAGCATACAAATTGAACTAGCTCTGGAAACTGCGGATGGCCCCTATCGGCTCATCTTGAGTATCAGCAATGTAACGGTGGAGGTGCTGCGTGCCGACGCTTGAACAACTGTTGCAACCCCGCACCCGCGACCAGATTCTGAGCTCGCTCATCGCCATCCTGCAAACCAAGGGCTTCGCGGCTACCGACTGGGAGCCCGGCAGCGTGCAGCGCACCATTTTGGAGGCGCTGGCGGTGGGCCTGGCCGACCTCGAAACACTCCGGTTGGAAATCACCAAAGGGGGCTACCTCGAGCTCGCCTCCGGCCCTTGGCTTGATCTAGTGGCAGAGAACATGTACGGGCTAACGCGCAAGGCGGCAGAGTTTGCCCGCCAGACCGTGCGGCTGACCGCCCAGGCGGGGTTCGGCCCCTACACCATCCAGCCCGGCCAGCTCTGGGCCAGCACCCCCTCTGGGTTGCGGTTCAACAACACCCAAGGCGGCACGCTGGTTCAGGGGGGCACGCTGGATTTGGAATTTGTCGCCGAATCCCCTGGGGCGGCCTATAATGTCGCGCCAGGCACCATCACCATCTTCAACACCCCCTTGCCCGGCGTGAACATCAGCAACTTGGCCATCGCCGCGGCGGGGGTGGATGAGGAGACCGACGACAACCTCCGGCTGCGGTGCCGGCTGCGCTGGGCCAGCCTGGGCACTGGTGCCACTCGAGCGGCGTATGAGTTCTGGGCGCTCTCGGCTGATCCCACCATCACGAAGGTGCGCGTTTTAGATCAGAACCCTCGAGGCCAGGGAACAGTGGACGTGGTCGTGTGGGGCGAGGGCGGCCTGGGGGCGGGCGCGGTGGCCGCCGCCGACGCCTACATCCAGCAGCGCAAGCCGCTCACGGCGGATGTGCAGGTCTACGCGGCCACCCCCACAAACATCGCCGTGACCGCCACCATTACCCTGCGGGCGGGCTTTCTGGCGGCTACTCAGGCCGAGGTAACCGCCCGCCTCAGCGACCTGCAGCGCAGCCTGCCCATCGGGGGGACGCTGTACCGCTCGGCCCTCATCGAGGCCTTGTTTGGGGCCTACGCCATCAACGTCAACCTCACCGCCCCGGCGACAGACGTGGCCCTCGGCACGACACAGGCCGGGGTGCTGGTGCCCAACCTGACCTACCAGGAGGCGTAGCGTGCCGCAGGAGATCGCCCTCATCCCCTATGACCAGTACCAGCGCTGGCTGGTGGAGATTTCTCCGCCCTGGCTGCGTGGTGTCCGAGGTGTCTCGTTGGTCTCCGGCCTGGGGGCCGGGCTGGACGAAAACGCCTCGCTGACTGCCACGGGGGTACTGGCTCGTTTTACGGCTCGAGCGCCGGAGGATGCTCTAGCCACCCTCGGGGCCGAGCGCAACCTGACCCGCTATCCGGCCGAATCCGGCGACGCTTTTCGGGCGCGGGTGCTGGGGGCCTGGGAGTTTTGGCAATGGGCGGGCACCGAGTACGGCCTGGGCCTGGCCCTCTCCCAGCTCGGCTACAACAGCGCCATAGTGCCGGTGCGGAACTACGACAACACGCGCTGGAGCGAGTTTGACGTATACCTGTACGCTGGCAGCCGCAGCTACGATGGCTCACCAGAAGAACGCAACCGCATCCTGGCAATCATCAACCAGATCAAACCAGCGCATACTCGATTGGCAACGCTGCGGTACGTGCCATCGGGGCCGTTGAACTGGAACCCGGCGGGCCTTACCTGGAACCCACCAGGGCAGGTTTGGGGCGCACCGCCCGTCGTTCTTTATCCGTAGTAGGAGGAGAATGCTATGCCCAAAACTCTTAACCCTCAAAACACTTTTCCGACCAGCATCACAAACTTCCCCATCTCGGGGAACAACGAGCCCATGACCATAGAGCCGCTCGAGAACGCCATCCAGGCTGTGCTCAACCGCACCGAAAACCTGCATGTGCGTCTGAGCGAAGCCGAGACTCAGGGCGTGAAGCGGGTGCGGACGGTGGCCTCACTGGCCGCACTCTCAGCGGCAACCGGATTCAACAATGGCGATGTGTGCGATGTGGAAGGCTATGGGCGCTACCGGCTATACAACCCTTCCGGGCTTACTGCCGACGGCCTATGGGTGCTCACTGCCGCCGGGGGCGGGCGGTGGGTGCACACCCTGCGCGATATGCGGGGTATTGGGAACG